CACTCCAGCGAGCGTAACTCGCACTCCGACCACGGGAACCGCACACCGCATCGTCCCAAGAGCCACCACCAAGCAGCTTAACATCCCCATAAGTTCCTTGTGTATTCAATTTACCCTTTCCACCGGTTTCATTCTTGTATGAAAATGTTGGGGCAACATCGACCGAAGGATTGCCGGTAGTAACATTTTCGGGGATACCTAATACCGTTAATTGGTGTGTATGGTTTACCGCCCCGTCGAATCTATATGACTGTTCATCAAGCCACTGCCACATAACGCCGCACATATCCTCAATGCCGTAATTGCTAATCATCCGACGGCTACCAGTATCGGTATGCCCGCCAGTGGTTACCGGGTCAGCAGAACCGGTGATATTAGTGCCTTCATTACTACCACCTGCCGCAATCTGGAACTCAGCATCCCGCATCAGCCGCTTCTTTACAGCCGCACCGTCATCGACGAAGTTCATCCAGTTGCGGATGTCAGAAATTGTGCCGCCATAGACCGACAAGGTGCTTGCGCCTGTGCCGGAAGGTAAATAAATATCAACCCACTTGTCGATTGCATCTACATAGACCATACCCGCCGGTTCGCTGACCGGTCGGTGTTTCAAATCCCAAACCGATGCTGGCAGGATGTCATTAGCGCTATAACCCGATAGCGGATGTCCAGAGATGGTTCCATAGTTAGCACAAATCGTATGAAATCCACCAATCTTTCTCGAAGTATCAGCATCGTAACCAGCAGGGAAAGTGGATGCCAAACTGACCTTGAAAGTCAATACTCCAGCATTATTACAGGCATAGACGTAGTAATCTTTGCCATTGCTGATACTACCGGTGTCCAGGATGTCGGCGATAGCATAATCGGTATCATTTTCCAAATCCCAGTAATAATCACCAATTTTAAAAACATTTGCTTTGATTGTAATCTGTGTCTTGGATTTCCATTCTACAATCCGCATCAGACCAAGTATATCAACCTGTCCTGTTCGTTTATACATTTTTATTCTCCTTTACATATTAATTAATTTATCATCCAATTATGAAGAAGGCACATCGCTATCGTACGTGAACCCTCCACTAATCAGATTCGTAATATTGGAATGCAGGTCACGGTTGCTCCAGACATTCATCAGTTTGACATTCTTGGCAGAATCGGCATAGATTGCCGGTACATCGACATGAACGCCTATGATTTTGCAGTTTTCCAAAATCAGACTATTATTTCCGTAAATAAAAATCGGATAACTCGTTGCGGTAGTTCCGAAATTACTTATAGTTCCATTTTTAACCCTTACCATGCCGGTAGAAGCATTTAAAATACCAATACCACTACCTTCGCTACTACCGGCACCCCCTATAATATTGCTATTGTTCACAGTTACTGTGCCGGCACCACCGTTATAAATACCATGACCAGCATTACTAACACCCCCGCTACCAGTTACATTGCCACCAGTAACAGTTACTGTACCGGCACCACCGTTAAAAATACCATATCCACCATTATCAGCAAAACCACCAGTTACATTGCCATTATTAACAGTTACTGTGCCGGTAGACCCATTATAAATACCATGACCACCAAGAAAACCACTTGCCACCTCGTCACTGCCTTCGCCGCCGGTTACATTGCCATTGTTCACGGTTACTGTACCGGCACCACCGTTAAAAATACCATATCCACCATCACCATCAGGAGCATAACCGCCAGTTACATTGCCTACTATATTCACAACCGATGCGGCATCCAGATTCAGACCGGAACTTCCATCCGCCTGCCGATTGTCAGTATTGATTTTCAGGTAGCAATGGACTGCCACACCATTATCCGTTACTTGCCCTAATATCTTAGTATTCTTCGGGTCAAGCGCAATGACATTCACGCCATTTTTCAGCGTGTAGCCAGCCGGATCATATCCGCCAGGACTTACTACCAATATTGTATATGGCTTTGTGACGGGATCGGCGTCTGTAATTGTATCACTTGCATCCTGAATCGAGGTATAATCACCAAGCCCTCCACTATCTACTATCACCACTTGAGTGAAAGGTGATTTTAATCCGCCTGTTAATTTCGTTTTCAAAAGGTTTTCCAGTTGGTTGCTGGTATTGACCTTGAAAACATCAACAAAACTGCCGGCAAAATTCTTTGCTTGAATTGCTTGGTTATTAAGCCATCTTAGCATCACCGCATCGTTCACTCTGTAGTTTGCTACCTCATCACCAACATAAAAATCCTTATTAGTCAGATCAAAATAGATCTCGCTTATCGCAAGTAATTCGGAAGGCTCACCTGCTCCGCGTTTAATATGTAAAGCCATTACTTTTTCTCCTTAAATGACTTGAATGTTTCAGAATCATCCGAATTTAGACCATCAACTAAGCCACTGCATGCCTTTGCTATTAAATTCGGGATCCAGCCTAACACTGATCTGAGAATTGGCTCAGCCAGATGTTTCCAAATAACACCAATGTAAAATTTCTTCACAGCCGACATTTTGCTGGTTACTAAAACCCCAAAATTATAGCAAAGAGTGTATAGTATATCACTCATCCGCGTAAACCATTTACCTATCTTATCCAAAACATCAAATTGCGCCAAAATAAGTCCACACAGCGCAATAATGAATGTTACAACACCGGTTACCTCCCAGCCAGTTAAAGAACTCAGCCACACCCAAACCTGATTCATTAATTCTTCCATGATAACACTCCTTTATTTAACAATTAACATTCTAAACAATAGACCAAAAGCACAGCCGCCTAAATCCCATACCAGGATATCTTGCAAACTGCACTTGTTTGAATACCAAAATTCCTTTATAAACCAATTCCAAGACGGAAATTTAGCCTGCTTAACTTCATCTGGAGCATTGTAATACCACTCTTTAAATCCATCTCCTATATCCCAGGCAATGCCAATACCCCACGCTCCCCAGAATGACCACAATGCCGCTATCGCCGCCGACACCAGAAAATGAAAAACATTCGCCGAAGACACCACTAATGGCTTTAAATCGTTGACTATCTTAAAACGTTTTAAAAAACTCATCTGATTTCTTTTGTTTTCCTACCTGATTTTAACTGCGGAAGTTTTTGTCCCTCAACAACTTTCTTTTTATTAGACTTTTGTTTTGGCTTAGATTTCATTTCCGGAAGTTTCTGACCCGCTGAAGACTGCGCCTTCTTTTCATCCTTGGCTTTCTTAATAGCTTCCTTCTTCAGTTTTTCAGACTCCTCGCGCTTGGCAATTTCACCCTGCCACTTAGCGATTGCATCGGTATCACCAACCAATAAACTCAGACGTAACAAGTCGTCTACCATCTCCGTTCCCTGTATAGTTAGGCCAGACGGCATCATCTTGTTCAAATTAGAATAATAAACTCTGATAAATTCTTTAGCGATTAAATCAATAACTTTATCGCTTGTTTCATACCCAAATATGACTTTATTATCAGATATTTCCTTATATCTTCCATATAAAGACATCAGCCTCAATATCTCCGGATTGGTCTTCGATCTTGTCGATACATAAAGATCAACTACCCTGATTCTATTATAAAACCCTAGTTTCGGAGTAAAAATAAACTTAATCATGAGACAACCTCAATATTTCTATTAAGAATATAAAGCCCGGTTTCATCCTGTGTAAAAAATGAAATGAACTCTAACCAAAAATACGGATCAATAGTCTGGCATGCGCCAGAACCTTCCCAATCTACCTTATTTCCACCATGAATATCAACGTGATCAGCATGCATTTGACCATTTTGATTCGGATTAGGTGATATAGTTGGTATATCACCATTAAATTCACCATCTATTACGCTCAAATCAAATCCCGGCTGACTATTGTGAGCATCATTTCTAAATCTGAACCTGTAAGTGCCACTTTTTATGGCCGCATAAGCCTTATCTAATTTTAAACTTGGATTGCTCGGCTTATAAGGATTAGGCCATGATGACCCTATCGCAGAATAAATTGTGTTTATTTTATCTCCCCTTACTTCATGGACAAATATAATCGCGTGAAACCCCGGGTCTGACCACTTACCATATTCATGACAATAAATTCTTTTTTCCACTTTCATATTAACTCCCATAACCTGCTTTAAGAAATCTCCTATACACATATTTAATCAAACTCCGATAAAATAAGTAAGCCAATTGTATTGTCCGGCGGAATCGTATCCATATCACCAGGTAAAATAATATTTATACTGCCCGACTGTGGCTCCGATAGTTCAGATGGATTTCCACTTCTGTCATATGCTCTAAAAAAGAAGTATTTGACTATAGGATCGCCCTCTTCATCAAATCTTTTGCCTACCCATGGATGCTGGAATGAGGTTTTTGTATATACATAATCCGGATGCCAATCGCCTGCATCATAATCTTCATCCGAATCCCGCTCATAAACCTCAATTCTTTGAAAATCCGGCGGAGAATCAACAAGATTAACTGTAACTATTAACGAATGATCAGTAGCCTCTATTGAATTGTCCCATGATATCGCTCCAAATTCATTGTCTCCAGCAGTTTGCTCTATCCATCTCGAAAAGGTACTTTCACTTCCATCAAGTCCTATAACAGATACCCTAAATTCATACGATCTACCTTTTATAGCTGCACTATAAGTATATGGGACGATTATATAACTACCATCTTTTAAATGGACGCCTTCACAACGCACATCTTTGATAATGTTTGAATTCGCGGTATACTTAATTTGAATCCTGAATTCTTTAAAATTCGTCGACTTGGTTATAATACCACTGACAACTAGAGGCGCATATATGGTGCTTGTCATGCTTCCATCCCTACCGTACCAATTGTATTGTCTGGCGGTATAGTATCAAATTCAACCGCCATATTAAATATCGGAATTTCGTATTCCCACGGAGTAACAGGGTCTTCTTGTATTTTCTCAACCTGCGCCTGATCCCAGATTGTAGGTAAAATACCATCACCATAATATTCAAGATGATACGTTCCGGTTTCAAATCGTAACTCCACATTCTCAAATCTGAATCGACCATTCTTGTCAGTGGTCGTAACTGAAGTCTTGGTATTGGCAGTATCGTTCCAGAGCACAACCAACACCGCTTTTCTTCTTGATCCATCATATCTTTTTAAAACTCGTTCAATATTCATTTTAAATAGGCCTAAGCTCATTAGCACCACTAATAATATATGGACGCACATAAAGAGAAAATCTACCCTGAATACAAGCGATGTTATTCGGTGAACCAATTTGCGGGTCAAAAGCATCAAATAACAAACTGAGGCTACCATAAGAATTACGAATAGTAAAATCAGTAGGAAATTCATACATAGCATCATTCTCATAGACATCCAAAAGATCGGCATGCGCTTTTCCAGACTCAGTATTTTGACAAACCCGCAATACCGCAGGGTTATCTACATTAGCACCAATTATTACATCCGAGTCAAAATATCCTTTAACAGAATCATATTCTATGGATAAAGAATTTAATACCGCAATCCTTCTGCCTCTTTCGGTAGTATTTATTGCAAACGCACCATTGGAAGGCGCTTGTACTTCACCAGAAATATTATAAAGCATAACAACAGCATCACTTCCCTCAATATATGATGCATGCATACCTATAATAAAACTCTTCCCGCTCGAATCCAATAAAAACGATTGCCATTTCCTTACATATGACAAAAATGATTCGGCACCTATATCTGCGTCACCATAAGGAAATTTAATCGATGATAATTTTACCACATGGTAATTACCAGGAGTCAACTGAAACGATAGTGTGCCGGAAAATGTTCTAATATCTACCTCAATAGCATTTAGGATTGCAGTATCGCTCGGCGCCACTCCCATAGAACCAGATACAATTGATTTTTCCACCGGAGTTCCAACTACTTGTTTATTTTGGAGCGGGCGAACACCAACGGCATATTTTCTTATTGAACTACACGGTACATCTATGAATCTATCCATTGTAATTACACGAATACTATTATCATAATCGTTCCAGTTTACATTATCCATAGTAGTCCGTATTGCTTCAAATTCATGTGCGGTTTGTTCAAGATCACCAGCCGCCTTCCAGCCAACTATTTCTATCTGAAAACCGGCTTGAGTTGTCGCCAACGTCAAATCCGCACCAGTATCGTCTAGCAATGGCAACTTACACTCAAATGGTGCTGTATACTCTACTATCGCCTGGCCACCACCAACATGATCCGGATCATAATAGCCGGCACCCATCACCCGATATTCAGACATAAAAGTCTTCATTCTTGAATACATGCGGATATTATATCGTGCCTGCGATCCATCTTTATCCCTCATCTGCAAAGAAGGTATCTTGTATTCATTAGTTAGTAAACTAATTCTTGGTAAATCATATCTTATAATTTCTGATTCAACTTCTTTTCCGTCTCTATATGGAATCACTTCTAATAATAAATCATCACCATTGATACTAATACTACCATTTTCAGTCATAGATTCATTATTATAGTCTTCTTCAAGGGTAATAATGGTCTGTTTTTCTCCTTCATCGCCAGTAGTAGCCAAATTTGATACAATAAGATAAGTATCGTCTGGCGTCGGAAAATTACTACACCGTAACCTAAACCCAGCCAATTGATTCTGACTTACATCTAATTCCCGATAGTCCCCAGCCTTTACTCCGGTAACACGAATTGTATTAGCGCCGTCCTCAAGATAATGTGCGCCGGACAGAGCTTCCCAATTCCATTTTATTATTATACCCGCAACCGCAGAGTTTTTCATGTGATAAACCGGATTAATATCATAAATACGAATGTTTAATGGTGGTGGCGGCTCAGTCGGCTCCGTCAATACCCTTGCACCGTCTACTGTAAATTCTTCAGCGGTTGTTCCGTCTTTTGTTATCTCCGAGCAATTATCATTCAACCAATTAATATTTACAAGCGGAATGTTGAACAGTGTGGCCGGCTCACGCTCATCGGCTATCTCTATTCTCAACATGTCTGCAAAAAACTGATGAATTATCGCAATTTTTATACATTTGTTTAATTCATCTCCTGTTGGCCACCCATCATCGAGAATCAATTCATAGAAATCCATTTGATGAACATTAACATTACTATAAGAACTCGGCATTCGATTAATTTCATAATCAGAATCGGTGTCGTCTGCTAATATATGCTTCAGATATAAATATTTATATGATTCGTAGCCCGGATTATCAAAGGTTAAATCAATTATCTGTTGATTTACGATGATCATATCGCCATTTGTATTTATAGCTGAACCAGGCTCAATTACAATACGATACTTATCGCCATTAATGGTAACGGATGTACACTCAAGATAGTTCTGGTCACCATAAAAAAACACACCACTGTTAATCAGTAACTTGCTAATGAATTTTTTGATATTAGATTCTATAAAATCCTGAATCCACTTATATACCTTATGAGTTCGAAAAATCCACTGAGACATGTCGGAGCCAAATGTTTTAGTCTTTACTCGGTCCACTTTTTTGTTCCTCTCATCTTCATCATTTAAAATATCGCCATTTTAATTAATAATAGCAACTGCTTTACGACACATCAACAAATATAAGGTCATGACCCTTATCATTAATCCGATCGGTAAACCGATCTATATTAACCTGATCACATAATCCCTTGTATCTCGAATATACCTTGGCTTTTGTCACATAACCAGAATTAATTTGCCCATAGATCATCATAATATGATCTTTAATAATATGATATTGTCCCGCCGCGGGTGTCCCGGAAATAGTTAATGTATCAGTCGTATTGCTAATAATTTTGTATTCATTAGCATCTGAATCAATAAGCTTGTCCCCCACATGCTCATTTATAACGAACGATTGACTCTCGTCGGTTAGAAAATTCTCTCCAACTGATGTACTGACGCCAACTATGGTGCTTTCATAAAATTCTGTTAAGTCGCGATCAATCTCAAAATATTTATCATACGGAGCATCACCATCGGCTATGGCCACAATCTGAGCATCCTCACGTGTTCCATAATTAAAATTACAAACTGCAATAAAATCACCGGATACAAATGGTGTATCCTCAAATGCCCCAATTATGGCATTCGCTCCACCACTAAGCGCAGCTTCTACTAACTCAAATCCTGGATCGGCAATATCATTATCACTGCTCTCACATGCAACTATGCCAATAGCGTTCAGATCAAGGTTCACAAATTCCCGTATGGCCGAATTGCTACTCTGACTTGCCAATATACCAGTTACTACCGTATAAATATATGGATCACCATCAGTACCGCTTCCGGATATAGACGATGATAATTCCTGGTCTTCTCCAGATGGCGAGATGGCTACTTTCACATTATTGCCATTTTTACCATAAATGTAACCGGCAGTTCGAAATGTCATAGCCTCGTTTCCGGCACGGCCCTCAGCTGAAATAGTAAAAAATGATTTCACGCTATCAGATAATTTGTTAATCCGATAATATTTAATCTCATCAACTAAAGTGAGCCGCAGATTATCCATAAAATAATCTCCTTGTTTAAGGGTGGTAAATTTTATGTTTACCTCCGTACACCCATCTGGTACTGCAAATCGTAACCTTCCGTTTTCATATTCCGTATCACCAAACCACTCTGAAATTATCACGTCTGAATGATCTATATCCACCACTTCCGCAAGTACAACCGCATCGCCATCCGTTTTAATGTAAAAATCATACATATACTCCAGCCCGGACTGTACACTCGTATTATCTTTTGGCTTACACCCGCTTCCAATAATAGCTGTCTCAATTTTTAAACACTGACTGCCAGAGTATTCATTATCAGTATCTTTTGATAGACCCGCACCATTGATCGATTCCCAATTATCAACCCCAACCATCTCCATATCGCCATCTACCGGATAACCAGTTTCGATCAATGGTACAAACTGGTGCCCACCAAATTCTTTTATTTTAATCGAATTGGGAATTAGTGGCTCAAATTGTTTAACATTATCACCAACATTGATCAAATCAAGCAGGCTACAAAGAGAACTATCGATTTTAATCTCGTGTTCAACATTTTCCGAATCCAAAATAGTTACAATATGATATGGAATAGATGTTTCTTTTTTTGCGACAACTCCAGCCACATATGCAAATGGCAATCCAAGTACTGCAGTTATACCTGCCTTAACTGAAAAATATGTATCAGACGACCTGTAACAATAATTTAATACTCTGATAATATTATGAGCATGCTCTGGACCATAACCAATAGTATTGATTCCAGTAAACTTTAACTCATATCCATGTTTTGTATTTAAATATGGATTATAACACAGTACTTGTTCTGCAAATACATATGAGTTCCGCGGATAACGAGTGCAATTCAGATCATCAATATAAATTATTCCACTGGTTTTTAATGTAATATCAATAACAACGCATTCACAACCATCCGGAATCTGTACTATATTACCGTTTTCAGCGTACTCCGATTGAGAAGTATTCATGACAATTTGATCGATTACATCGTTGTTATCCTTATTTCTCAATGTAACTATAAAACCAACTGACGATTTAATCATGGCTAAATATCTTATCCAATCGCCAGAATATACCATAATGTCTGACGATCTTACACCATCCAAAACATCGCCATCGACCTTTAAACATTGTGTTCCAGAATATTGTTCGGACGCATCTTTTTCAAATGTTGCCGGTATGCCGATTTGCGCCCAATTATCAACCCCAGCCATCTCCATATCGCCATCTACCGGCCCAAGCGACAGCCACTCTATTTTATTGTCTATTATGAAATAGTCTTCATTTTCAATATATGTTATATGATCTTCTAAAAATACATATTCCTGTAATTTAGGAATAGAGTATGCATCAGATTCCACGTCCCATGGGTCAGTATACTTTTTCCAATATTTTATACGATAGATGGGAATATAATCGGGCGATGTAGATCCAACAGCATTTTGAACTTCAAAATTTAATTGCCCGGCAATATATGATAACGACATCCATACATTTTCTATGAATTTCTTATTGCTTTCCGGCAGTTCGCTTAATATTGCCGATACTTTATTCCAAAATCTCATTTTAATCCCAGCAATTCTTCATTATCAATAATTATGCTTTCGTATCCTTTCGGAATAGAGAGAATAGATTTGAAGTCAATCTTAGACATCTCGTCTAATTGCTTTTTTAATGCCACATCTTGCTGTTTAACCCGTTTATCGTAATCCTTATAGACAATACTTAGATACGATTTCAAGGCCTCAGAAACTTTTCCACGTGTTGACGCGCTTGCAAGTAATATGTTTCCAGATACCATCATTTCTCTCTGCCAAAGCTTTACTAATATACAAACAAATTCCCGGGCTTGATTTATATTGATCGCCCCATAGCACCCTTCGGCTATTAGCTCGGCCCGAGCAAAGGTCATGGGGCGCTTGAGAAATTTTTTATATTCTGAGACGATGCTATGCGGCTAAGCAAATCCAAAAATTCACTTAGACGACGCTTAATTGTGTCTAAAACTATTCCCGAAAGTTTCTCACAACAAAAGTCATATCGTTCCTTTATCCTCTCGACCGACATAAACTCCGGCTGGGTTAGACCAACGTGTGATAAAGATATTCCCTTTGCCGGATTTCCATACGATTCCAGGTAAACAGATATTGCCATAATCGACTCCAGCACATCCATTTTATTTGATATACCTTTCTCATTAAGTATAATATCTCGCCCTCTCAAATTAGCTATCATCGGCACAGATCTAAATGTCACAGGGAAGCCCTCGCGGATGTACATCTTATGGCTAACGTAACCGTTGAATATCATCTCGTCCAAATACCGATCCTCGGTTGGCGAAAGCTCGGTAATATCATCTGCCGATCCCTCCGCAATCTTAATAAGACTGAAAAGATCTTGACCAATATTTAAACTGGTAATGATATAGTTCTTGAAATAATCTTCCCGACTTCTACCCACGGCCTCTTTATCGGTTTTGCCAGGGGGAGCGCTGGACTCTCCCCCCGGCAAATCAGCACGTGGGTTTAGGGCATTTACCGTGCTGCCATTTATCTTATCGGAGGATAAGTCTGGCTTACGATTCTTCTTCTTTTTATCAAACAAATCGATTTTCATCCTAAACCCCTTTATTATTTATTTTCCTGGCGCTGATGGCCAACTATCGGCATATTCTCCAACTTGTACAGGATATGCAGCTTCAAAGGTAAGCTGAACTTGTTCGCCAACATACGGAGCGCCGGCAGATGCGCCAATTCCATGATTGACTATATGGGCATCCTCCAGAAAAAAAGCTGAGGTCAAGCCCCCTTTCCCAGCCTTAGCGCCAGCCTGTCTGAATACAAAAAATAGTCCAAGCGGATTTATAAAAACTGACGATGCCAAGTTTATTGCAAAGCCTGATGTAAAAAGATCGCCTTCCTTTATCCCATATCCGGCAATATCTCCAAGACTATTTATCGGATATTTAGTTTGCTGAAGACCGGTTTGCCCAGCATATAATAGAAACAATAGGTTGCTACCATGGTAGATAACACGGGATAACGCGGCTGAACCGGCAACCCTTCCGGTTGAAAGTGTATAGCGTCCATTTGAACCACATTCAAAAATTTGTGGCGCTTGCAATGCCTGGGTTATATTCCAGTCCTGAATAAGTCCTATAAGAGTAGCTGTTTCTATAGCTGGCATACCATATTTCGAATAATTACTCGCTAAAATTCCTACAGTAGATGCTGTAATAAATGCATTTGATTCAACATCTTTATAGATGCGCCCGCTCATTGGATCCCACTCAGCAAGAGTACCAATTTCATTTTGCATTTCAGTCATATTTTACCTCTCTATTCTAATATTTTTATACTGATACTGTAAATGCTACCGGCTTAACAACGGTCAGGTCGATATAGATATTATTAAGCGGATAGTACTGATAAATATTTCCGGTTATATTAACACTGTCTGGAGTATCACCCTGAGTTATACCGGTAATTATAATATTCTGTGCGACCTTTTCAGTAACAACCAACGTGGTTTTTATGGCCTCAAGTCTAAGGCTAATCGCAGTATTAAGTTGGGCCGCAACCCGGTTCCTTTTTATAAGCGGTAGCATTGTCCGACGGAATGTGGTCGCAATATAGTCTCTGGCAACACCCATCATTATTTCCTGATATTCGATCGACGACATGTCGGTTGTCAGAGAATGGCGCGCATACAATGATTCATTCGGATTATCATTAACCAGAATCAGGTTACCACCGCTGGCAATAATATCAAGTTGTTCCTCAGAAAAATACCGTACTGAGTGAAAATCATGGGTCTTTGCCTCTCGCAAACCGGTAAATCCCAGACCAACCGGAAACCCTGCTCCCATATTGGTTAATGGACTTGCCGGTAATGACATTTCGGCCGCAAGTTGCGCAGCGGCATACTGGGACTCAATGTCAGTCCACTCATTGTTAATATTGGCGGAAATCCAACCCGGCAAACAAATGATAAAGTATTCGGATCCATACGACTTCGCACGGTCGCGTGCAATTTCAGCCATCGTTGTCTTATCCGGAACACCATCTTCTGTACCATCCAGTGTAATGTATCTGAATACAGAAAATACCTTGTTCAGCCCGGCCGCAGCTTCACCCGCCGTATCATCATATTCAACAATAAGAATATCAGAGCGAACGATTAATACCTTATACATTATACCAGAGACCATAAGCGTATCATTAGCCTTAACCTTTTTATATCCGCTTGCCAGAAAATTGGTTACAGATACAGCCGTTAATGCCATCTTAACGCCAATGGCGTCTTTTATCACAAATGCTCCATCAGTATATTCTACTGTTTTGTAAGTGAAAGTAATGTCGTTTGTATCTTCTGTTAGCGGTAATGGAACATATGCTACACCATCAATAACACGGATAGTATAGACCGTACCATTATAGGTGATTGCATCGCCATTGACAAACCCGCCAACCCCAGCCGACGAAAACATCCCATGAAAATAACCATCAGAACCCTGTAAAAAGGTCGTTTTGGTACTTATTCCGCCACCAACCACCGTTCTCATCTTATATTTTTTTTCGGAAGCCAGTGATGTCATGTATGCTTTAAAAATATCCCATACAGCCTCATTTTCAGTTGCAGGAACAAGGGCATAATAATCGTCTGGAGACAAATTCACGAAATCCTTACTTGCTGTATATGACAATACCTCGTCAGTTATCGAACCGGTGTAACTTGAAGACCCATCTGGATTAGCTGGATTTCCAACCGCAACGCCACGCACGGTGATATTGGCATGCAAGTACATTTGCAGCATCATATATCCAAGTGGATTGGCCTGGCTTAATCCAGCTGTGCCAAAAATATTCTGCAGATCTTCCAGACTTGATGCTTCGAGGCGCTGTATGCTGCTACCCGTATATTTTTCCTCAAGCGCACGATATGATGTTAATATCGAACCAGTCAATAAATCATCCCCAGTATATTTTATATGCATGCTACCAACATAAAATATCGCACTCCCGGTATCGGCCGCAGCAACCACTTGAATAGTTATCGATGAACATTCATTTGGGACTATGAACGATATCTCAATTGTTTCATAATTAGTATTGGACTTATTCGCTACTATCGCGCCTTCGATTAGTGTGTCGGCTCCCTCATCATATACCTGAACATCATAATTAACACCAGCAACGGAATCTTTTTTGGCTCTGATAACCGCTGTGTAGGGCTCGCCACCCGAAACCGTAAACGCAGTACTTTTGACCCCATCTCCAACACTGGGGGTCGCATGTAATGTAACCTTCAACGCATAATCGTTTTGCCAATCCTTGCTTGTTTCGTCTTTGACTAATACCGGATCATTGCCACTGGAAATTTTTGTCCAGGCTACTGTATTCTCGGCTCCCATATTACCATCGACAATATCACCTTTTGTAGAAACATATAACCCGGTATCGGGATCATAGATTAAATTTCCTGGAACAGAGAACGAATCGTTTTCAACAAGCAGGCCTTCGGCCAAACTAATATCCACTTCAACGCCTTCGTCAGTTACAATGAATACGTCCGGATCAAAACGCTCAATATTTGGATCCCCAAATGCATCATTCCCGCCAACTGCAAGATCACCAACATCTACCAATAAGTATTCATCAGGATCAACGGTTTGCATCGGTAAATTTGGGTATGCAATATTATTCAACGGCAGACCTTCATAATAGGTCTTCCCTGGATCAACTACTTCATCTTTATATGCCACAAAAAAATGTGGAGCTACTGCAACAGGATAAAAGCTCGGAGTAATTGCGGCAACAGAAGGTTCCGCAACTGTAATCGTCACAAACGCATTGGGCTTTCTGTACATATCCTTTCCTTTCTATTTTAAATTAACTTTTTGCATTACTAATCTAAGGGATTTCCTATACCAAATTCAATACCTATATTTTGTAGCATCTGTGGATCTTTAACCGTATAAACGGTTTTTCCAACTACCATCGTTGGTACGGCAACCATTATTGAGAAAAACCGAGATCCGGAATATGGCTTCCGTACATCACTAATTGAAAGCGGTCCAATCCCCACATTCATCTCCAGTAATGTATTATGATGAATTGTTAATGCTGTCTCAATCTTAGAGGCGATATAGTCAGCCTGAACATCGTTAATAGATTCACAAAATATGTCAACATATCCAAGTTTTGGCTTAATTACACTATAAGTATACATCTTATTGTTATACTCAACCCTGTTATCCGTAGTAAATACTTGTGACTCAAAATTACGTCTGGCAATAATTACACGATCGATGTTTTCTTTTATATTTCCAAGATCTGCGCCTGCACTGGCTACAACAATTTTGGTTTTACTTTCATCATCATTATAATCAAAATCAGGATCGTGTTTAAAAAATGATTTGAGCCAAGATATCAATACCCGTGCTGGCCAAGTAAAATCATTCGTTACCTTACGATCCATTTTTGACTCAGATCTGCCTGTTTCCATAACCATTTCTACATACCCGATATAAGCTGAAACTCTACAGAACCGCGCTCGATAGCCTGTAATATTACCGCCTGACGAACAATAAACATTTGCTTTGTTGTCAATTCCACACTCGGACCAACAATAAACATTTCCTTATCAATATCGCGCATAACCACATCATTTGGATATAATCGCGGATACCCAATAGTCCACGAACGTGGTGTTAATATATTATATTTGATTGCGCCAGTATCAATAATGGCCGGAGAATCACCCGGATACATCATGTAAAACTCAACCGGTTCTGAATAACCGTAACCAACCCCAGTGCCCTTACAATAAGGACAGTTTTGATCAACACTTTTCCGTAATTCTTTATCCCAGCAATGTACACAATTTAACCCCATCTTGATTCTTCGGAAATAATAGCTTTTTATACCGCTACGCCTCAAGTGTCTTTCCAGGTTCCAAATATATCTTAACACTTGTTGATTAGATTCATACGGCATATTAACAATCGCACTAAAACTGCCATCAGGATTCTGTATCCTATAATAATAAGGAATGTATTTCTGGGTAGAATGAGGCTCGACATCAATATACTCAATAACAGTATCAGCGAGCGTGGCAATATCTTTGTAGCCATCAGATGGGGATTCAGACCTCTGGATTATTAGATTTTCATTATTTGAATCACCAACAAGAGTCCATGATAACTGGTATCGGTCCACATTGAGTATTTTTAACGATAAATTAATAGCGTGAACCATGCATAATCCTAATTTGTCATGCTTATAGTATCACATGACATCCCGCTAAGCGCAAGCGCCCGTTTATAACGAGTCGCTTTCGCTTCAATTTCCATGATAAAATTACCTTTTAAACTTTCCCATGCGGAGGCTTTGTTAAATTCATCCACATGAATCAACCCGGGGTCTGAAACTGAATGCTGATTCCTAATATTCATAATCACAAGCCTCTGAAACAATTCAATTGCAGATGTTCGCTTTATAAAATACCATTCACGACTCGTCTCGCTAAGTGATTGAATATTAGTTGTTGAAAGAGGCGGCAAAAGATCGTACCTCATTATACCGTCCTTTACTGCCTCTTCAAGTAGCTTATCGTCTAATTCTATGTCATTGAAATTTAACTTGTTCCATTCTGGTAAATCGACGACAAACCTACGAAGAGAATCAACTAGATTGCTCAAGCCAGTCAATTACACTCTTCCTGTTTTTTTCACCCTTCTCAAGGGCAATTAATTTTTCAATACTTGGTTTAGGATCCGGCAAACCATTTTTCCGAATATTCGCAACCGAGTTGTTTAGAAATGCTTCATAATCAAAACCTGAATCGCCTTTTTCAGATTTTAATTCTTCTTTTTCAACTTCTAATTCTTCTTTTTCAACTTCTTCTGGTTCCTTATTTTCAGCCTCTTCAGATTTTTCAACTTCAGGCTCTTTAACCTCGGATTCCTCGGCCTTAGGCATTTCTATATTCAGATCCTTAGCCATAGGTTCTTCCGGAATTGGCTGATTTTCAGCTTCAGCGCCCATCTCTTGCTTTTTTCCATCCAGCGATTTTTGATCTGATTTGGATGGCTCTGCTTTAGCAAAAGATTTACCATTCCTATGTATCTCAACCCTTTCTTCGTAATCAGCAACACCAGTCGCAACTAACGCCATCAACAGAGACCTGGTAACACTACCTAATGATTCCCACTGAAGATCGTTAAATTCATGGCTGGAGCCAGGATAAAACCTGGCTCCGCCAATAACTGGAGACTGCCGACGCATCTTCTTTTCGGGGCTGCCCGAAACATTAGTAAATCTGCGTATCATTTGAGCCTCCTAATATCAATTAAGCAGGATAATAATAACGTTGCAGGCGACTTAACGCAACGCCGTTAATATTACCTATTGCACCACCGGAAAATTCCGAAGAACGACGTTTGACCTCGGTGGTTTTTTCACCACGCTCACTCCATATATCGACTTCGATTTCCTGGCCGGCGATTTTAACCATTTCACCTAAATATTCCGGATCGGGAAACGTATAGATATGATCCCAATAATCGTATCCTACCGTACCGAACGATGCATTGGTACAGTTCTCTGTAGCAACTATCGGATCCGGTGAAAAACGATACCAATCGATATCATAGATCTTACGGATACGAACGATTCCTTCAGCCGGATTGGTGAACTCATAGTTAGCGCCAAGACAATTTACAGACTCCTGGTCACGAACTAAGACAGCATAAGTATTTGCCGCGGCCTCAGTAGCATTGGCACCTTTGTTAATTTCTCTGTCACCTGTCACTCCAGCGGCAGAATCTTTAAACGTATACGTTATACCATCAATTGTGATAATTTGGTCGTTAACTCCAATACCGGTAAAAGTCAGATATACAACCGGATCTTTATGGACATACAATACATTTTTCGAAGATGTAACATATGTTAAACCCATAATCATTGACGCTGGATACCCATTGATACTGATACTTGAGACCAACTCACCACCGGCGCCCTCACTTTCCCACAACGCCAGATCGCGCCATAATTGCATTCCCATTAAGTGCTTGGTTGCTTTCAGGGTATCTTCCTGCGGAAAAGCAGTACGCTTTCCGGACTCAAGCATCTGAGCATTTTCATTGAAGTGCAATTTGTCTGGCCGAACAATTGTCAGCGCGCCAGTAAGCGGATACTCATTCCATTTATCCGTCTGAAGTGCGCAGGCATTTGCGGCTTGCAGAAATTTTTTATCTCTTAGGGTATGTAATTCGAAAATATCCTTATCGCCGATATCAGCCAAAAGGTCATAATCAAATGCCATCAATTCATCCTTGGACTTCGTAGTAACTTTCGTCATATGACGACCAATCGGAATTTTGAATCGACGGCCACCTGGCACAAACACCTCTCCCTGACCTCTGAAATTCACGGGAGCGGAATTCTTCGTCATCATTTCGAGCGAACCCATAACATAGAACGTATCATTATATCCGGGTTCCGGAATCAGTTCTGACGGCTGAACGACACGTTCTTTCAACAGAGCAGTACAAACAGAATTTTCATAAACCCGAACTTTGATATAGGGACTAATATCTGCCCCAATCTTGGTATATTCGCCAATATTAACAAGTTCTGAAAATCTACCCTGAATCGCTGCCCTTTCACTTTCACTTAATAAACTAGGCATTTTAAATTCCTCCTATGGTGCCTTAATGAATCACGCATTAAGGCAGTTAGAGATTAAACTATGACTTAACAACAATCATCGGGTTTGCCCATACATCCACAACCAAACGGCTTACGCCATCTACCTGCGGAGGAACGCGAACTTCACCGATAACATAGTAAGTACCATTTCCTGCAGCTGCATATGAGGCCAATTTTCCGATGCCACCACTAGATGTAACGATTACACGATCACCGATCGCGAAACTCTGTGCGGCAACATAATTCATTGTACTCAAACGAAAACTGCCTTTTACTACCGTAACACCTTCAGATTCTGCAACATCATGTCTTCCGGTTTCAGTATAAACCATAGCCGGCATTACAAATGTTCCGCTAGAAATCTTTTGTGCGGTTTCTCCGACACCTAAGCCAACCCATTCACCAAGAATGAATTCAGCATCAGGAGACGTGAGTTTTCTGTGTTCGTATGCCACCTGAGCCAAATTAAAGATAATTTCACTAGGTGGGTCCGAAGGTTTGTAAATAATCATTTGACCATTCTCCTATCTTAAATGTTAAATTGCGCTAACTAAACATGTTCCGCGCAATTTCGAGAGACTCTTGTGAGAACGGAGTTGGCGAATTTTGACTAACCATATTGATAGCAGTCTTACCGCGTTCATCCGGTTCACCCAGTTCGAGGCCTACACTATCTATTGACAACGCTTCTGCTTTCTTCAGCAGATAATCAGACTCCTTGCCAGATAATTCAAGAACATTCTCTTGAAATTCTGCCGGATCTAACTGATCTTTAGCAACCATCCCCGCTGTAATATCAAAAGCAAGTTTAAATTGGCGCAGAGATTTTATCTCTTTACCCATATCAACATTCGCGGCTGATAGTTTTTCAACCACCTGCTTGGCACTTTTTAAAAGGTCTTCGGTTTTTTTATCCATCATCTTCCTCCTAACTCGCGCCCTGCGATTTGATTGGTACGCCCTTGCCATGCAGATATGCATATTGATAAATTCGTTGATTATTAATCCTATCACGAACAGCATCCAAATCAATATACTTCTGCAGCTTCTTACGTCCAAGAATCTGACCAACACCATAACCAGCACCACCAGCCCCGATAATCGCAGATGTAATCCCAAGTGGCTTTTTGATTTTATTCCAACTCAATTTAGCCAACTTTTCGCTTACTTCATTATTAATAGAATCTAAATCAACATCGTTTAGAAGATCCGGGTTAAGCGCCGCACTTTTTTCTGTAAATAAATCTGCAATAATATCATCAACTATTGCCATTTCCAGAATTTTTGCAGCGGCACTTTTCTCAATTTTCTGCTTCGATGCTGTTTTATCGTCAGGTTCTGTCGCTGGGCCCGGTACCGGATCAGCAACATGCTCTTCTTTATACGAGTCTATTGCCGCCATCAAATCGGACGCTTGCTTTAAGATATTATCTTCAGGGTTAAGATTGAATTCCCCGACAGCTTTTTCGTTTTCAGCAAGAGTAGAGACAATTATATCTGCCTTTTCCTCGGCTTCTTTGATCAACTGTGCCGGATTAATTATGCGTTTAGCGATTTCGTTACGTAAAGAACCCATAATCCACCCCATTGTTAAAGGTTATCAGTTCTTACTGAGCAGCAACTGCTTCTTGGACCACCTCAGCGGCAGCTTCTTGAACTTCAGGATCATCAGGTTCTTTACCAGTCATGTCGGCAATGACATCCGCAGCACCCTGAATCGCAGCTTCTTCAATTTCTTCCTCGGTAGGCTCTTCCTCAGCCTCGACAACCTCTGGAGATACTGCAAGATCACCAGCCTCTTCAATAGCTTCAGACAATTCGCCTTCAGCATACTTCAAAATTTCTTCAGCCAATTTTTCATTTCCGGCTTCGGCAACTTTTTCTGCAATATCTTCATATGCAATAGCTGCAACTTTAATCCGATCTTGAAACATTGCCTTCTGGGCACGATGCTCGGCCAGTTTATTGACAACCTTAATATCAACTGTTGGCTTTTCACCGGAAGCAGCCTTTTCCAGCTCACCCATCACCAAATCAACGCCAAATTGATAAGCCTCGGCCGTTTTATCGGTAAGCACAAACGCCTCTTTCTCGGCTTTGCGCTTTTTAAGAGCCTTTATGCCCATAACGGTACCAACTGTCGGTGCCGCCACTCCACCAGCAAGCGCTGTACCAGCGAATACCTTGCCGAGCGTACGGTTCATAATTTTATGTTTTTTATCGACACCACCCATGCGAGTGGGACTTAGGGCATTAACAAGCTTGGTCCAATTATTGGTAACAGTCCTCTTTCCCTTGCCAAGCAACTTTCCGGCAAATTGTTTGACGCCACCCTCTTTCTCCAATTCAGCCAGAAATCCTCGGGCCATGATCTGACCTTCAGCCAGTTTTTGCTGGATCAAAGATTCCTGCTCTGGGGTTAATTTCTCAGAGCCTTTTGAAACTAGCGAATTAAGTTTGTTGTTCATTTTTTACTCCTTTACTTTTTGTTTACCAAACATTATTTTTCATTATTGAGAAGGATTGTAATACTTATTATAATCCCTGTTAATAGATTTATTTTTTTGAGACGCACTAATAGCACCAGCTCCATATAAACCACCAGCACCAAGGACAACACCTACCGCCTTTTTCCTGGGTGTATTAAAAAACCCACGTGTTTTTGGTTGATTAGGTATATCTGATAAAAATTCACTTACTGGCGTTTTTTTTAAAACATCCAATTTAGACCTCAGATGTGAAACCTGCTTCATTTGCCGTCCTCTACTGTATCTACCCGGCACATCCCACCACTGGACATTCTTTTTATTTAATAACTGTTTATTTATATTTGTCAGTTCTTTTTGCGTCTGCTTTATTGCTTTTGATACTTGATTTATATTTTTACCACCAGATCTAAGTTTTTTTATTTTATCAGTAACCTTACCAATCGCTGCCCCACGCGCAGAGACGATCGCTTTTCTTGATCGCAGATAGCTTAATGGCGCCAAGGCGATCTTTTCGTTCAATATATATGATCTTATTTTCATCTCGCTTTAATATATGGATTGTTTATAATAATATTCAACCTTTTTCATATACTCTTATTGTTTACAAAACACAAAACCATATTATTTAGACCTTGATTTATTCTTTGACAGCAACAGAACCGCAGATCTGTTCAGCGATTCACGCGCCATTTTATCTATATAATCTGGCGGATATTCACCAATAATATGATCATTTATGGCAATCGCATGCTCAAGATTCTCCAATTCAGCACTTGCAAATTTCTTTGGTATATTTAGCACACCACCAATAGTCATTGCCATAATTGCCGCGCCAAGACCTGGTTTCTTCTCAAACATATTCTCAATAATATTCGGCTGAACGCCAATCTCACGTTTCTTCTCAGCTCTTGCCGCTACTCCATATGATAATGCAATGCCCGATAGAATGTGAAGCATATAATCTTTACCAAGCGAACCAAATGCTTTCGCGGCCCCGCTTCCAATGCTGGACATCTTCTCAGTTTTCGGTATTCCAATTCTACCAATAGCCCAGGATAACACAGCTGCTGCTCCAAATGCGCCCGCTGCAAATGCAGGGTTTTTACTCATCAGCTTGCCTAGTGGGCCGCCTTTTGAAAATCCCGTTATCCATTTTGCGCCAACATACAACGATCCCAGCAGTGCAAGTGGTATCAAGGGATTATTTTTATACATAACCGTAGCGCCTTCTGGCTTCGCTGATATATAGCGTCCATCACTCAGAACAGGATTAGGGTAACGCTGGTAATATTGGCCAACAGGAGAAGCGCTTATACCACTGGCAATCAAACGTTGTTGATAGTCTTCGGGATATTTTTGAATTGGTATTGGATTCTTTAATATCGGAAAACGCTTGAAAAAATCACCACCATCAAGCGCCTCCTTAATCATTACCGCGCGTTGCATTAAAAACTGACTATAATATGAACGCTTATCCAATATCCCCATCGATCGCATTTCAGACGCTAGCTTCGTATTTATCTCGCTTTTATTACAATCAAGCAGATTGTTTGGTTCAGTGGTATGGTCTGCAGTAAAAACATATCCATCGGAATCAAGCAAATCGGCCACCTTACTCATTCCAATATTGGTTAAGACTAACCTCTGAAATTCCTGTGTGGTTGGAATAATACCAACACCAGCAAATGTAGATACTATATCATTTAGCGAGTAATTGCTTGCAAAATAATCCAGCGCCTCTTTATCAATCGGAGTATCTGTCTTGATAATCAAATTGGCTCCTAGTTGACGAAATTCAGGATCGGGGTCGCTCTTAATTACATTAAAAATATCATGCACGGCAACCTTATCTTCTTCTTTTAATTTTAATTCAACCTTATTGACCAGTTCGGTATCACCCCTATCTTCTGCATACTTACTTGAATATCCGGCAAATCCCTGCGCGCCAGCACGCTTTATCACCGATGCATCAACGGCGTTTGATTTATAGTTCGACGGAACAATAACTCTTACCATACCATATGCTATCCGGTCCGCCGGACGCCTTACAATCGATAGATCAAAAAAGTAACCATTATGGTTAATAGCAAAGATTAATCGACCAGATTTCTGATCGTACTGTAGCATATGGTTTCTTAAATGATCACAATAATCTGACCTGGATGGGAATGGATGTTCATAATTAAGGCATATTGAACATACATCGCCAGGAATACATCTGAAGCCCATCGACTGTGCTGGAAATATCCCAACATCAAGATCGTCTAGTATTTCCTGATTGATATTATCATTAGTAAAAAGATCTATTACAGTTTCAACCCGCCTCATTCGATTATTATAAGATGAGAAAGGAATTACACCAAACGATTGATTATGAGGACGATTAAGATGATTCTTATATAGCTTAGAAAAATCTACAAAAGTCATATACATTGGCCTATGATATGGCTTATCGTTTAGAAATACGTCTTTTGGTACCGCTAAAAGGTGTCTCTCATAAAATCCGTCACCGTTAATGTTTGCAGAATATCCGTCATATGCTCCCAGCGCAGTAGAAATAATTCTCTCGTTTCCATTGGTATTCTGATTGCTATCTATCCATTGAACAATCTCCGGATTCATTTCAGACGCAATTTTATCCATGTTTTTTGGAACATAAAGTATTTGTGGTTCACCAAGCACATTAATAGGTGAAAAATTTAATCTTTTAACTAATGGCTGTGTCGTTCCCATTTAATAATTTCCGCTCAATTGATTCTCAATGTTGTCTAATGATTCTCTTATCCCATCATATTTGCTCTCATTTGCCGCGTTCATTACGCCAGCCATATTTTTGCTCGCATTAAATATATTTTTGGAAAGCCCAGACACAACATCTGTCGACTCCTTGCCAGATACATTCTTATGTATATCCGTCATTGTTTTTATTGTGGATAAATCTATTGTTGATGGGATCATAATATTATCACGAACGGATATTGCGGCCGTGATCGGATTACTTGCAATAATCGGTGAAAAATGTTCTACCAACTCCCAAACTTCCTTAATGTGTTTTTCGTCATGCTTTTTTAATATATCCGGGGATATACGCTCTAATTGATCTTTCATACGATTGTAGTCAATCATGCTTTTAAATGGCTTAGCCATACCTTGGCCAGCTAGGTATGCTGTTGGCGTTATTGCCGAAAGCGCAAATAACGCTACCACATTTTCTCTATTCTTAAGAAAATCTATTATTTTTTTTCCGGTATTTGTAACTCCACCGGTAATTTTCTTTAGAATTTTTGGCGATATTTTTTTCGTAGCCAACTTGCGCAAATCCTCAGCCTCAATAGTAGTTATCAATCCAAGTTTTTCAGTTTCGCTAATCGCTTCCATCCAGTTTCTCATATTATATTCCTCGTAATTTTAGGTATTTTTGTTGTCATGGCCGGTACCGCATCCATACCATACCATAAACCGCCCATTACCTTCCCCTTATGTTTCCACATACCCTTAGATAACTTACCAACACCTTTAAGCACTTTAAGCCCCGTTCTCCCCACTGCTTTTATTACCGGTGTAACATTTATTGCATTTTTTTCAAGAATCAAATTGTTAAAGAGCTCTTCGGCCGCTTCATTAGCAGTTTTTTCAAGTGTTAATAGTATCTTTTCGCCCTGATCAATTTTACCAAGTCGCCGATCTATATCGGATGCAAGCGCTATAATTGGTGAGGTCGCCATGGGTAGCATGTCATCATAATATCCAGATACACGATCGGAATCTTTTCCCGTCCGCCGAACAATATTATCTGCAATAAGCTTTGAATGGATAATATCCCATATATAATCAAAATTATGAGCGGTTTTAAAAGCTTTGCCCAATGCGACTTTAATTACTTCCGGATCCTTGCCGCCAAGAATCGCATTTCGAATATAATCATAAAGCTTATTTATGTTTTCTTCGGTCTTATCAACCCCATATATCAGATCATTACTGATTTTATAGTGCGCCTCAGCTACATTTTTAATATTCTGTCGAATAATTTGGCCGGTTCGAATAGTCTTGTTTTCAAATTCAGGGTAGCTCATCTCAACTGGCTTCTCTATCGCTTGCTTTTCTTTAAAGATCATATCTGGGTTACTATAAATTTCATCTTCAATCTGCACAAGCTTTTCAATGTCTTCCGCAACTTTTTCAGGTCTTGCAATCTCAAAATCAATATATTTATTGGTTTTTTCCGCCCGCTTGTTTTGCATAATCGCGGCGTGAATAACATGATTAGTTGTCGCACAAATATTCTGAATCTGATCGGCATTCATATGTTCAATTATAGCAACTTTAGTAATAAGTTCGTTAAGATCGCACTTATCTTGAAAATACTGCCCGGCGATCACCTGCGCTAATTTTACATACTTATCCTTCTGAATATTATTTTTTGCTTCACCTTGCTTTGAAGGATTTGCCATGCGCTGAAATATTCCATTAACTATCGGATAATAATCTTTATCGGATTCACTCAGCTTATATTGTTTTTTTACCTTGGATTTAGCCCGGCTCCATAAGCGTTCATCTCGTTTCGTTTTTACTAAGCTGTTAGGCATTTATATCACCTACTTCCTATTTTTAGTTCACAGACCGTTAATATTATCTAATTTATTCATGACAACTACACTATCAAGCCATCCTCTAATCGGTTTTCTTCGCATCAGCTTTCTCGTATTTGCATACTCACGCAGTACACCGATTCGCTTTGCATTCCATTGTGGTTTAATACCTTCAATCCTGGTCACAAATTTTCGGAATGATCCGCTTGCAAATTTTTCGATTTCACGATTAATTAGGTAACTCATTTTTTACCATTATCTTAGTTTCCAATCATTGGATCTAACGGGTATAATGTTTGTCGAAAAATCTCTAATTTCTTTACCACGTTCAACTTGTTTTAATTCTCTATGTTGTTTGCCTATGTCTCTTTTAATATCTGACACTCTTTCTCCTAAAGAAGATAGCTCAAAATAGTTACTGTTTCTTAAATTCTTCTGTCTTCGTTTGTGGCCTAAATAACCAGCGCCAGTTCCAAGCCCTGTCCCCGCTACAACAGCACCAAGAGCGCCTAATAATTTTAAGCCTCGTCTTTTCGCTCTGATTCTATGAAAAATAATTGGGGCCGGGATTAATGACGATAAAGTACCCCCAAATATTCCACCGGCAAGCATCCTATTCGTTTTATATCCCGCATCTTCGTTAATAGCTTTTTCCCTTAGTCTTTTGCTTGGCTTAAAAATTTTTTCGCCAGTAATTAATCCCGTACTAGGATACCTTTCAATATAAATGTCACTTGCCACCTTTTCAATTTCGCGATTAATTAAATAGCTGCTCGCGCTTGCAAGTTTTCTCTTTAAACCAAGACGCTTAATGGGCTTACATCCACCTCGCCCTGCATTTAGCATAGCACCACGCCCCGAACCATCCAGTTTCGGCTCGCCCCTTGTATCTTTCTCTGTCAACAATACTCTTTTTAACTTTTTCATAACTTATTTCCTTTCATCTTACATATATTAATAGTGTTTACATATGACAAAAAAAACTATTTTTTCTTTTTTTTGCTATCAGCGCTCTTTTTTCGCAATAATCTCACTTTTTCCATCAGACCCTGGTTGTAATAAATTCGCTCTGAAATTTTTCTTGCCCTTTTAAAGATCTTCACCAATCTGGCAATATTAATTCTGGCAGTTTTTTCAATATAGCAATTAATTAAATACATTTCCTTAATAATCCTCATGAATCATGTGTAAAACCGGATTTCTCAACGCTCCACTTGGAAATTTTTCATAGGCCCTAACTACGGCTATGCGACCAATATAATCCTCGGGATTTTCATACATATCCCGTCTTAATTCATCACTAATCCCCGAGCCAATTCTTCCAATAATCTTCCCGTTCGGCTCGTAACTGTATTCAAAACCACCGGCGGCCTTGCCAGAATATTTACCAACACCAGAAAATATCTTACGAACATATACATCATACTCTTTTAGCAATTTTATCTTAAGCGGATTCCCACCACCAACCGGAAACCCCACAACACCCTCAGTGGTTAATGGATACTTTTTAGACTTGATCAAATTCCATAGTTTTTTCTTCTCCCGTTTGCTTTCAGCATATGGCGGTTCCCCGAACACATCTGCCGGTAGATACTTAAGCGCCTCCTGAATTTCTTTACGCTGCTCCAAAATAGGTTTGCTCGAAATGTCCAACCCGCCTTCCGGGACTCCAAATAATGCCATCCTCAGTTTTGTGCCGGTTGATTCCTGTTTTCTTAAACTTTTTACCAGCGACGAATTCAGCAATCCGCCTAGCTCTTGTATCGGCAACGCCCTCTCTCCACGCATACCGTATATTTCACCACGATATACCTTTCCAATTAGGTGCTTTGGTATTTCTATTTTATCGGTTAACCCCATCCTGGGAGTATGTATAATTGGTTCACCTGTGGTCCTATTACGAATGCTTAGCACGTCAACGTGATCTTTCATCAGTTTGGCAAATCCAGCCGCACCATCAATCTTGGCCGACATTATATAATCATCGTCCATTAACTTATCAATTTGCTCTGCCGGTAACATGGTATAGTGCAACTTCTTAAACTCGTGTGATTCAGTTGGAGTAATATTACGCATTAGCCATACCGGTCTTCTTTGTTTCTTATTCATTATCTTAACAAGGTTGAACATCTCCGGTCTTTTTTTGTGCGCCAAAACAAATTGAATATTGGTTGGAGTAACCTGCGTAACAAGTATTTCTCCGCGATCAAGTTTTTTTACCGTACCAGCACCGTAACCTTCTGGTATTTCGCCCTCAAATTCAGCATAGCTACCCTCATGCAATGGCTGCGGATAGAGCGCTATCTGCTTCTTTTCTCCCGGCCTTGGCAATTCTTTGCGTGTTGCAAATGAAAACAACTTATCCTTCCCAAATCTAATATCATAATGTTTCCCTGCTTTTCGCGCATCGTGTTCGTGAATTACCCAATTAACTAATTCACCACGTGGCAATTCACTTATATCTCCATAATCCAATGGATCAAGTATTCCGGGCGCAAATTCTGCGGCTATTTTCTCAATATATCTATTAACTAAGTAGTTTATTTGCAATTGTTAAACACTGCCCGCTTTTCAATTTCCAAACACTTATTTTCAGCATACTCTATAAAATCTTCAATACCAGGCTTGTCACTTTTTAATTCCGACATAATAGATATTGGATCATTATTAGTCAGCCAAACCACAAACTCTAAAACTCTTTGAAAATCTAATGAGTAAGGAATGCCATTTTCTTCTGCAAACAACACTTGCTTCTCAATTGGTAGCGTTCTATAATACTTATAAAACATGCGCCGATATGCCGTCGAGCCTATTTGTGCGCACTTTATTAAATCAATATTCATAAAACAGACCAAAATAAGTGTCCGCCTGGGGGACTTTCCATTTAATGCCTCATCAAGGTAAACATTACCCTGGCATAATTACATAGATGTAAAAAGTCATCCGGACCAATCCCGGCATGATCATATTTCTTTTTCCGCATGTTTGGATCAAATTCTGTATAAACATTCAAAATATCGTTTAAATATTGCTCACTCTGATCCTGTCGCGGAAACATATAACGCCCCCGGTTAAAACCGGAAAATGTTAGATCGAGGCTCTCAGTTCTACCAACCTCATACCGATCCTCATCCCTATTGTACGACGGCACTGCATCGTTACCTGTATACATAATTTCCTTAACCATGCATCTTTCCGATGCCAGCATCGACCTTAGCCGTATATTTTCTTTGTGCCCAATTCCATAGTCGGTCATAATTAATATCGTATTGAATCTTACAAATGCTTCTATCATATCTTTTAATGCTGAATCGGGATTTGAGAAATATTGTCCCACCTGTCGTTTGGCATACAATAGCTTCATCCTATTATTTTCAAGCATCCAGATAGCATAAATCGTATATGATACCCCGCCATTTTTGGTATTAAATGCCCAATCGATTGTCGCGTATGTATGATATCCGGTCCTTGGATAATCAACATCCTTCGGATAGATCATATCATAATCCTCACACAGTTTAAACAAATCTTCTTTCGATATAGGCTGTATCCCAACACCTTCTGGCAATCCCAGCACTTCATTCACAAACATAAACTCGGGATATTCAGGATCTTCGTATTTATCCAGCACTCCATCCTTAGCGGGCGTTCGCCATTTACAGGTTGGAGTCATCAGTCTGCAAATTCTAAAACCAGCGTATTCGCCCTCCGGATTCTGGGCAACCCATCTGCCGTCTCGCGGATATATCTGTTTGCCACAGTGTATGCAAAATAAGTAAGGTTTTTTAGGGTCGATATGCTCTTTTCCAAGCGGCGGATTATCCGTATTGCAACTACGGCATTTTATTATCCACTCGTATTGTTTGGATCGTGAATATCTGATCCACATTATATTTTGCGCAGTTAATGGAGTACCCAGAAATACATATTCCGAATTTTCATAAGATTGGGTAATTTCCTGAACAATTGGAATATTGTCTGATAAGATAGATTGAGTTTCATCAAAATAAATTTTTCGCGCCGTTACACCCCTAGTAGATTCTATACTGTTTCCAATCGGCCTAAAATAATATACACTACCATTTAACATCCATTTTTCATGAATATTGTCCACACTTTGTTTGTTATCAAAATACTGTGCTTTTAAACTTGGCTGTAAATCAAATTGTAAATTAATCTTACTTCGCACAAATACTTTTAATTGTTCTTCGAGTGCAGTGGCATATAATAATCTCTCCCCAGGAGTCCACAATACCTCTGTCAACGATCGCTTACCAACATATGTCGATTTCTCTGCTTGCCGGCTGGCAACTATCACCATTAGTGGAAAGTAATAGTTATATAGCGGTATAAGATATTCACGATCTTTAAACGAAAATTTATTTCCCTGATCTGTCAAAAAGTTTTCTTCTACACATTCAGATACTATTAATTCACGCTTCTCTGCCTGTTGAATATTGGAATTTAATAGATAAAGATTAATCGGATCAAATCTTGTAACAATCTGACTATTCATTTTTTGATGCTAACTGTTTACTTATATCTTTTTTTTGATCTTCTATATGATCTTCAAACTGAGTTTTTGTGATAATACGCTCTGTCCTTGCCTTTCCAACGCTTGTTGGCTTTGAAGGTTCAATATTATAATTTCTTGCAATCCTTGATACCTCGTGTGCGACACCCTTTAAATATAAATGCGTCTCATAATCATTACCCTCATACATTTTTTCCAAGCCCATCATAATAGATACCCGAATCATCTCCTGTACACCTTCTGTCTCATCGAAATGCTCCGGATCTAACTTGCCTCGCGCAATCACGATGTCAGATTCCCTAATAATTCCGCTCAGCATATTTTTTTGGATCTTGTAAGACTCCATTGGCTCTACAAGATCCAAACCGCCACTTATTTTTGTCCACATTGTGTAAACATCGGCGTGTTCAGACAAATAATATGGCGTAGCAACCATTCGCAAGTCCATATTTGATACTCGACGTTGATAGAATCCAATATTTGAAAAATATTTATATTGGCAATTGTCAATTTCGTCTGATAATTTTCTGTCTATCGGTACGGGATCATTTTTATGCGCCTCTTTATAATTAGTACCACGTTCGATGTTTTCACGCAATTCATCGATCTTTAAGCCAACATCCGTTCTTGAAACATTTGACGAGGAACCTTCGCTTAAATTCCAAAAGAAATATCGATATATTTCAATATCCTCGATGGTTAAGTATTTATACCGTGGATTGTCTTTACAAATTAATCGATAAATATGCTCTGGCGAAAGGCCGGCACATATCCCGCATTCAATACCCCTACGCTGTATATTAGACCGCAATAGAGTAATTACATGGTCATTTAACCCACTGTATGCTAAATTTATTTCCTTTGGTAATCCAGCATGTTTAAGATAATCCCATACAAGCACTTTCTGGTCTGGAGACAATACCCTTGATATTTGAGATGAAATGTTTTGGAGTATTAAAAGAACATCCTGCTTATTCTGAATAACCCTTTTTAGCATATTCTTGGTTACCGCTACCGCACCCATATCTACCTGCTTTAGCCCTTTGTTTAATAAATAAATATTGTAGACCTGCAGTTCAACCCACTTTCTAAATGGATTATACTTATAATATGATGCTGTATCAGAATATATGAATTTATATTTCAGTGTTGACTTCGCAACACTGCGGGGCCTCCTCCTCGGAGCTCCCGATTTAACTGGTTTTGGAATAATCGCCTTACTCGATTTTGGTCCAACCATCTTGAATTGCCTATTGGATATTACTAGCCAGTTCTCTTAATCTGCCAATAATCTTAGTAACATTCATTAGCGCAGACTTGATTGCACCCTCATTTACATCAATCTCTCCAGTCCGCGAACATAACAACATTTTCCCAAGTACGCCGGACATATCTTCAAGCGTTGGTATGATATGGACAAAATATCTAATGTTTTCTTCGTCGGCAAGACCAATCCCGGCCACCGACATGCTAATATCCCTGTTGACATCAGACATACCAATAGCTGCTGCCGCCTTAATAATATCATGCTTCATGCCACGAATCATTTCTGCTAATTTTAAAACACCCACCTGATCATAATTTGGAATAGGATCATCCTGTAATTTCAAGCCATGAATATTTACTGGCGCACCACCGCTGACAGCTGTAACGATCGTGGCAACTTTTTCCGGCTCAATTCCACATGAAGAAATTCTGGCAATAAACCTATCGGGGCTATCCTCAAATTGCTTCGAGCCGATCTTTGTTATAATAACTCCATTCGCCATGCGTACGATAATTTTATCACCACCCGCAGTTTTTGTAACCATATTGTCATATATTCGTTGTTGTTTTTCAGCTGACGAAATTAATTCGACAATTTTATTCAAGCGTATGAACATCAGGGTTGGCCCAACAAAATTTTCGTTACTATTTGTGGAATATAACGGGCTTGCTGATAATGGTAATATTCTTTTGAAATCATCATTTATTAGGTAGTGGACCAGACCGCCGCTAGTCTTCAAAAATATTCTTATCTCACCGGTAGGCGTCGCTTCGATTCGATCAATCTTGACAATCTCCGTACATCTTTCAACAATATCATCATCCGGGAAAAGAATACATCCTTGATCATAACGATTAGCCTGGGTAATTGGTATGACCATTTCATTAAAATCGAATCCTTCTGCATCTATTGGTTTGCCAATAGCGCTGTTTTGTATAGAGTAATTCAATTTATTTGCGCTGCTTACTATAAACAATTTGCCGTTAGGTTCACTAAATTTGTTACTAAAATTGTATACATCTAAAGCCAATACCGGTACACTTTCGGTATCGCCATCCGGCTTTATTGCAATCGATTCGTACACACCAGGCTTAGTAATATTAACAAAACCTTCTGTAATATTAATACCAGAAAACCCAATATCGTCATTAATTTCCATCGGCTCTGTAAGTATTGAAGTACCATTATTAAATGCCATTTTGATACTATCTTTTAATAATTTATCATCTGTGGCGCCAATAGACCTCACTACATCTTCCGGTGTCCCTGAAGACATTTTAGTTATCACCCCACGATCAAACCCGATGGCAGATACATTGTTAAACGAATTACGCTTTATAAAATAGCATTTTGCATTGGGGCATGGATCAGATGCAAGTTTTTCAACTGACTTTATATTTTCTATAACCTTATCAGCATATATACCCACCGTTCGTGCAACTTTTTCAAGTGATTTTATTTTTTTATTCCAGGACTTCACAGACGACTGCTTTGATAACCATTGGACATAGTTTGTTGATGGGAATACATTCCTATTTGGATGCGATACTGTCCCAATATTATCCTGCTCTTTTAACGCCCGTCCAACATTCTCGGAGTTAATAAAGAATATTTTACCATCATATTCAAATATATCGATCGGCTTTAATTCAAAATCTTTTATTACAATCGGAATTTTTACATTGTTGCCAGCTCCACCAAGAACAATAATATATCCAGTTGCAAATCCATCCGCTTCGTTCAATGTACCTTTATTCCAAATAACGTTTCCGCCGGACATCTCAGCCAATTCAGGGTATTGCTCGGCAAATGTATCAAATACTACTTCGCCCCATATTTCAATATTTGGCGGCATTTTTACAGCCGCCTCTTTATTATACTGCGGCGGCAAGTGAAATAAGTCATTATTTTTATTTAGAGTATCCATAATATTTTTCATCGGACGTTTTCCTCCACTTTATTAGTTACGATAAAATTCTTTGCCGATTCACGCATTTCATCCATATCGAGAACAAAACCTAGGTACAACTGCATATTTATCACGATAATTCTCCGGTATGTTTCTTGTTCAATACGACGATCTCTATTGTTGTATATCTCAAAAAATGATTGTAATGTGTTCATCTAAACCAATATCCATTTAACACCAAGACTAGTTAATATTTTTCTTATTTTTGGGGCCAACAACATTGCGCTTCCCCACATATTAAAGGTAACTCCATCAGCGTCAATAACATGAAATGGAAATCTCTGCGAATATGCATCTGAGTGCATATCATCAGCCTTATTAACCTGATGCCATAAATCAACAATTTCCGGCTTTTTATTGGATTTTTTCCACTCATCATTATCAATCTTAATTGATTCCACGCGATGATATTTTTTTATTTCGTTAAATGTATCACTCGCAAGCTTCTGGTTCAATTTATCCCGAATTACTCCACCTATTGATTTTCTCATTTTTATTTTCCCCCAAGCATTATATATACTGGCAATATAGATCCACCATCAACTGGTTCATTATTGATTAATTTAATTTCTGTAATGTCAGCATCTTTATTTTTTAAAACGATAAAATTACCAACGAATGTCTGTTCAACATGATCAGCCGTTGTTATTTTAGCGGTGATCGTACCATCTGCGGGCGCCACAGCAAGGTTTTCAGTCATAACTCGTAATAGCATAAATTTAACCCCGGAGAACGAAGATGGAATAATACTTACTTCTTCGCCATCATGCGGAAGACTAAGGATATAACCAAGCGGATTTGTAATATTCTCCGATTCGCATTCATTAATTACATTCTCATTTAATACCTGTATATTATTATTATTTGGATCAAATAGCTCAAATGCAATACTATAATCAATGTGTAGTTGCACCACCTTTGCAATAGCCATATCTTACTCCTTATCCTTAGATTTTTTGCCAATTGATTCCATATATTCACTTCTCTTTTTCTCTATTTCCGAATAATCCAGAACTGCATGTGGAATTTTCAGCACTTTCAATTCTTCTTGTGCTATCGACCCAATAGCATTTTCATTCTTCTCATTATCTGTTTCCATATTGAATGTAATACCAACCGAGTACATGTTATCTGGATTTGTCATTGAATCAAACGGAAATGAATTGGAATATTTATTCATTCTATGATACAAGTCTACCACGAAACATTTTTGTTCTTCGTCCATAGACTCCCAGTGTTTCGGCCCAATCCATATTTCTTTACTAATAGGTTTTGCCGGCCCAGTGCCGCTGTATGCCAATTTTCTAAGTAATTCAGACATAATTTGCTCCTTATTTTATACTACCCTTTTTAATTGTTCCGCTAACCCTTTTATCATCAAGATTTCCATTGATTATAACTGGTGTTGGCACTGGCGCCGCAGCTGCTCCAGCACCAGCCGAATATGTCATCGGAGGAATTGTTGATTTAGTTGTCACCATATCAAGATTAAGGTCACCAGACGCTACATTTATCTCAGCGTTCGATATTATCTCTTTCATTATTTCCTTAATAATAACTTCATAGTCTACCATCGCCGCAGAAACCGCGCTCTCAACCTTAGCATCTATATATTCATTCCAGTCTTTATCAGATACCTCTGCTGATAAATCTATTCCTTTTTCTAAGCAGTACATTGATTTATCAGCTTTTTCTTTTATTTCTGAATAAATTCGATCTTTAACTTTGCCTTTAACTCTGTCTACAGTATTAGATATACTCATTGCCATAACGTTTTACCCATTTATTGTATGATAAAGTGATTTTATAGTATCTAGCTGAGTCTTTACGGCAATAAACTCAGGTATGTTAATTGGACCAGAAGGAGCTGTTGGGCTTCCCGGAGCTGTTGCCATCCATGTTGCTTTCATTATTGCATTAATAAGATCGTCCATCAATGAAATAACTTGCTCTGCAATAGCAAGGTGATTGCTTGCATTTTTTTCCCCAAGATTAGACTTTTCGCACACAATATTTAGCGTTCCATTTGCCAGGCCTTCAACCTCAATCTTATCATTCTTTATAACACATCGACCATCTGAGTATACTCTTATATTTAATTTATTAACTTGTATATTGCTTATTAAGTTTTTGGCAAGATTGCCTATTACTATAGATGTATCGACATTCGACCCCTGCTTTATATTGGCTCTTAGAACACCACCATCGTTCATACTCCCAATTTTAGCGTCGATCTCGGCCTTATCTTTAACGGTCTTCAATGATAGTGCGACACCCTTATCCATACTACCAGCTTGAATTATAGTATTCGATGGGATGCTGGAATCTGGATCAGTAATACGAATTGCTAATTTTGCACCCGGATCAGGCATTTCGTCATTATGAAAAAATTCATCTGGATCCAAATTATACAATGCGCCAGCCAGTATTTCTATATCTGGTATGTCTTTAAAAGTCGCTTCTTTACCAGATAGACATAGTTGAAAAACAGAGTCCGCGCCTTCATCATCAACACTATCATGATGAATAATCCAGCGCAAATAGTTAGATACATTCTGATACCATGAATTATTCTGGAAAGCCGCCATAAATTCACGATCTTCCGGATTTAGATGCATTTCACACATAGCACCGGCCTTTATGTCTATCGAGCCATCCGGATTTAATAAAATGCATCGATTCATTCGATCGATGAATCCTTGTGCACCTTTTAATTGGGGTTGTTTTTCAATATTACTACCAAGTTTCTTTCCACAATATGCTTCATATCCACCAAGAATAAATCCCTCTGGGATATCGACATCAGGATCTATGTATTTTAATAATAAAATTACAGATACTCCTGGCTCTAATTCACCAACCTTCCGGGCGCCGGAATTTGTTGTTAAGTCACCGACCTTTCGCACATTGTTAAGTATCCGACCATCTTCAGTAGAAACAGAATACAGCCTGCTATCAATATTGTAGCTTGCCACCCTACCAAAGCATAGTTTGAGGATACTATTCATATACACCGTATAATAGCTAAAAAAATTAACATAACAAGCGTCACCGTCGCGCCAAGCGCTAATATAGAATTAAGTTGTAGATAGCGATATGAGTAAAGTGTCAATCTTGGTATTAGCATGTCTTTATAATTCGGACAGGCTATCTTCCAGGCCGCAACCTCCGTATCATATCTAACACCAGCGATACTTTTTAAATACCGAACAGGTTCACTATCATTATTTGTTATTCCAATAACTCTACCAAGATTTTCAATGTTATTTTTATGGTACATCATATGCCCAATCTCATGAAGAAACAAAACATAACATCTATGCTTATTCGGTAAATATAAGATGCTCTTTACAACCCCATTTTTAATAGACAAATGATAATGATATGCGCCAAGATCATAATTAGATTCATCATATATCACAGATGTATTATATATCTTTCCACTGGATACATACATTTTTAGTATTTTATCCACCGCCTCATTTGTATTAATATCATTATCTGACTTATGGTTTGCCAGTATCATATCGCATCTATTAATTACATTTACCCTGCAATGCTCAAAGAAATTTGCAAGCGCTATCATAATAATTAATATGATTATTAAATATATCATATCTAAAACGTACCAAAATATTTTTTATTCGCTATATCCTGTAAACGTTTAATATATTTCTCATTATCATGGTCTATTAGACTAGACAACCAGGCCTTGCGAACACGAACCCCTTCATTGGCCGCTAAATCAATTTGAGACTTAATTATTGGATTGTTTAAAAAATTAGCACGGTAATTTTTGCCCCTAGTATAATATCCTTCAAGATCTGCATTAAGCTTATATTTTCTTGGTTTTCCATAAATACCACCAAATAATACCTTACGTTGTTTTGGCGTTATACTAAGAATATCATGTTTTTGCTGACGCAACCCTTGTGCTAAAAATTGTTTTTCATAACTTCTACGTAGCCTTCTTCTCAGTTGATCTATATGTGGACTATTCCTTTTCGTAAGATTACCCAATTCAATCCTGGCCTCACGTATAGTCGCCGACCTCAATGCATCCTTAGCTGGCGGAAATTTAAGCCCCTTATAATATACTAACGCGTCAATTTTTCCCGGCTCTCTACTCCATAAACGCGCCTGTGATTTAGCTATCGCTCTAGATGGAATCCCACTTCTTACACGTCTAGACAATAACGCACCGGCCAGCGCTCCGCCAAGAGCACTACCAACCGTTGGCCCGAGTCGCTCAGACTTTGATTTATTACTTGATAAGCCATAAGCAACGCTCCCCCCAAGAAGCCCTCCAATTAGGGGCTCGGCTATACGAACAAATTTCGGATTTCTTAATAACTTTACCGCAATTTTTTCATTCATTTTAACGCTCCATTTTGGGATATACGATCTATTGCCGGGCTTAATATTCCTTAACTTTGATGCATGGAATCTTTTTATATGCCCACCATCTAAATCATATCCCCAAAAATATCCATCCCGCAGTTCATATGGTTCAACTTTATGTACCTTCTTAATGCCATTACGATTAGTATAATTAAAAGTTACTATTTTGTGCCTATCGGCTTGATCTCTTAATATTCTGCCGGTACGTTTTTTGCGGTATTTATCGATCAGACTATTAACCCACGATATTAATCCCGCATTTTTATCAAAATCATTCCGGGCAAACAAAAGTTTTTTATTGAAAAAAGGAGAAGTAAAAAAAGCATCTTCCATTTGCCCGGAATCCCCAACTAATATAGTACTGCAGCGCCAACTTCTCCGCTGGCAATAGCATTAAGCGTATATCCGGCGGCTCGTACATTTGCCGGGATCTCGATACTATACGTTTGTTCGGCTTCCTCATCAGCGCCAATTAATAAATGTGTGATTGTTTTAAATCCGGTCAATGCATTCATAATGGTTTCTTCGCTGAAATCAAGTATCTCGTATTTAGCGCTATCTGCACCATCAGTACCGGATATGACAACTACACCGGAAGTCGCACCACCAGCAGTAATCTTAACCAAGTGCCCATATGCATCGGTTGTATCATCACATTCTACAGCGCCATAAGTTGTATTGGATGGAGTCGTAAGAGCAATTATCGCATTGTCATCTTGATCGCTGATGGTCAAATCACCAACAAATCCTGCGGCAACGTATACTGCAATGAGTTCTTCCCAATCAGTCCTGATAGTACTAACCGGGGCCGCAACGGCAACCGCGATAGTTTCGGTTACAACTTCACCAGCGACAATGCCATACAGAGTTACTTCCTTTGTATCATCATCACCACTAGTAGTTGTTAATTTAATTGCTTCTGACCCGGTGAGCTGTCCAGTCGTAAAATCATCATTAATCGTACCCTGAACGGCCGACATCAAATTGACAATTTCGCTCTTGAAATCAATAACCCGACCATTATATCCACAAATGATCTCGGTTCCGCCCAGAATATCATGTTCACCGGCCTCTACATTACACTTACCTTTAATAAATATACCTTCTTCGGCGCTTGAAACGATATCCCCTGTGTTATTTACACCGACAATAAGACATTCTTCGGTTCCAACAACAACACCGCCGGCACCGTTTGGCTTTGCAATTAGATTCGCGGCTATGTCTTCGGCCGCCTCAAGTGTAGGAAATACTCCATTAAGATCATACCCTGTCGCAGAAAGCGTCTCTAATATCCTGGTCGAGGATGTGCCCGATTCAACTTTATGCCAATCTGTACCATCATAAATCGCTAGGTCTCCAGATTCATAAGTAACAGCATCTATAGTACCGCCAGTCGAAATTATATACACATCACCATCTCCAGGTTCTACTGGATATGTGCCACCCGATGCATCCAAGGCTCCGGCATATTTTAATGCTGTATACGGAATTAGTGATAGATCAATCGTAGGAAACACATTATCGAGGTTATAACCCGCCGCGGTAAGTAACCCCAAGATTTCAGTGGCCGTCATTGCACCTTCAACTTTATCCCAATCTGTACCATTATAAACAGCCAGATCGCCAGCAGTGTAGTCGGTTCCCTCAATGGTACCCGCTACTGAGATTACATATACATCGCCCTCAACCGGATTTTCAGGATACGCTTCTTCCGATGCATCTAAAACACCCTTATACTTTAACGCAGTATATGGCATTAATTCGGCATCAACTTTTTTATTACTATTCAACTGAACCATCCCGCCGGCAATATGCTTTCCAATCGGGTACGCTGTCGCCCCCTGATGACCGTCCGGGATAACTAAGTATGTATACCCATCACCACCAAGTTCTGCGAGTACTTTTACTTTCATCTTTCTTTCTCCTATTTTGCCCTTTAACTTATTTTTATTACACCGTTGACAATAACGCTCTGCGTCTTACCGCTCTCTTCCAGCAAGATTCTAAAATATGGTCCAACAATATCCTGTTTCTGGCCACTTACCAATTCTGATCGTATAATGAAGTTACTAACATTTATACCAGTAAAATATTCAATGTAAACTTTTAACGTACCATCCCCAGTTTTTTCGTATACTGAAATAACCTCATGATCGATCATATTCTCAATACTGGCTATATGTGTTAATTTTAAATTTTCACCGGCCGCGATCTCTTCTCCTGAAAGGCTAATTATGGTAGCTGGCCCACCTCTTATTATGTCAACATTCTTTGTTATTATTGCCATTTTCTACTCCTTTATTATATTAATGTTATTGCTCATAATATGCAAATTAATATGATGTCGGCATTTTTCCCCTTCCAAATTCAGCTCCGTAAGCAAAGGCCGGAACAGGATCCGGACCATGAATATCGGCTTCTCCTCCGGCCGCTGATTCAACTTCAAGGGTCTCCTGTAAATATTTATGATTTAACCTTGAAAGCCAATCATTCGAATACATTGGAATATAACGTATTGGCTTTAGTATATTTTCATAACGTATACCTTTTTTCTTTACCAAAATAGTTTTATGGCCTTTCGCATTCAATTTCCTCGCTATATCTAGAGTTATTTCCGTACCTTCTGGGTAATCGGCGCCATAAGATTTCGCCAGATGATATCCGATTGCTTTCTTTGGATTAAGATCTTCAACCCTATGTTTATTAAACCATTCAATACCATTAACCGACCCAACATCATATGGCAAGTAATCAGAATCGCCCGGATCATTAACCCGCGCCAGACCTGTTATTGAAGCTACGATATTTTCAAGTACTTTACGATGGATTGTATTTGGGGCATCGGACTTAAAGATATCCGCCATTTCATCGACCATATAATTCTGTACCGCATCAATACCTTTTATCTCCAATAGTTCCTGCGGTTTGATATTTCCACTATCGGTTAACATTTGCCCAGCAAGCACCTTTTTTCCAACCGCTACTTTTGAAGATATGCCAAGATTTGCTGGAAGTCTATATCGCTCACTATTAATATATACATCCTTACCACCAAGCGGATTGTCTTTAATTTTATCAATAACTCCATTCTCTTTTGCTAAGACAGCTTTATCCTGAACATTTTTATTCATTTCAACTAATCTGCGATACCTAAAAAATGGTAGTTTGTTGATATCTTTACTACCAGATAAGTGCCAGCTTTTAAGCGCCATATTAGAAACTATATCGATAATCCCCTGAGTGTCTTCAACTCCTATCGGATCTCCAATCTTTGGCATATCGCCAGTAATCTTAACACCATAACATTTTGAGCATACCCCTTGTTTTGATTGGCAACAAAGCGGGGAACGTACCATTACGCTTTTAATATGACGTTGTTTTAACTTTCTAATGATATCCTCAGTAATTATCTCATTTCTTTTTACAATACTACCAGTATCTTCAGATACATATCTTCCTATTGCATCTCTGCGATCTACCGGCACTTTAATTCCACGAGTTGTTCCACAATCTTCTTCCGATATAGCCTTCGAAGCCATAATACTGAAGTGATCTTTTCCAATATCCCCGGGCTCAGAAATACCAACCGATCGTTGTATTAAACCAAATCTGCCACCTGATTGTTGAATATAATATTCCGCTGGGGTCAGGCCATGTGAATATGAATTCATTACCGGTTTCAATAAATCCTTGCTTGATGTACTAAATATCATCGGCGGACCAACCGTCTGTCTTAATTGTATCAAATTTCCCTTGGCACCCGATTTCCACATTTGTAGTAACGTACTATCATTTGGTATCGATTTTATAGTCTCATTATCAAGAATAGATAATTTTCCACTCTCTGCATCAAGCAGCTTGTTAAATTCCTCCATTTTTAGTTTATCTTTTTGATATTCAGGCATACTCTTATATTTTTCATCAATTTTTATGATTTCATTATCTAGGCTCCTGACAATGTGTTTCAGATTTCTATTGTCTGAAATTATATCATCCACACCAATTGAAAATCCCATATTTGTAGCATGTTGATCGCCAAGTCGGGTAAGCTCATTAGCAATCTGGGCTAATTGAGCTGGTCTGTCTTTTGATATTTCTGTTAAAACCTTATTTATTTTTTTCGAATCAAGTTGGCCATACACGTGCCAATCATTTGGCAAGACAGAGCTAACTACCTCGCGTCCAACTGTATTAACCACAGCAACGCCATTTTCATTAACAACTTTTACAGTATCATTTGAATGTATTTCTCCACTTTCATAGGCATTCCTTAGTCGATTGGCGCCAATGTATTTTTTTCCATTAACCGTATAAACATTTTCATAGATCTCTGGCCCAGACCTTCTGGCTATTTTTTCAAGCCATTCCGATCCCTCTTTCTTATATATTCCAAGATCATCATATGGGTCTTTGGTTAGGTCATACAAACCAGATATAGCACTCCCTTGTGGAGTTAACATCAACGTTCCGGTACCAGATTTCATAAACAATTTACTTGGCATCATTCCCTTGGCTTCATCAACAGCCTCCTCTGTAATTGGGATGTGCATTGCCATCGAATCCTGAATAACAATTCCAGACTCTGTAACCATTGTATATGATGGTGGAATGGTTAAGTCATACGCCTCTGTAATATATGGTATGTCAGTTATCTCCGTAACAATCTGCCACTCAATATGATCGTCTAATACCATCTGTTTCCATTTTTTCCAAAATTCATCCTTATTCCATATAGACAGATCTAATTCGACGATCATTTTTGCCTTATCCAATATTATAGATCCCCTATCGCCATTTCTTCCCCGTAATACCCGATGAACAGAATCATACAAGTTCTTATCTTTCCACCCTATCAATGTTCGCAATTCAGATAAACGAGCTTTTGATAATATCGGCGCATAAGAATTAACATCTGGCTTTAAACATGGCAACCATTCATCAATGGCACTTTTCTTCTTTCTACACTGTAAATCAAGGTGGTCTTTCATTATCCCGATCGATTCTTTCGGGAAATTTATAAGATACATCCCACCATCTTGTGGCGATCTATAGGAAGTAATCGATGCTGTTAAATTAAGAGAGTGTGCTAATCCGATAATTTCATACGCTAACCTTCTCGATGCAGTATGTATTTGTACTTGAAGTTGTTCACTCGCATCGTTTTTAGATTTTGATCTTGCCTTACCAATATTGACGGACCCATCAGTATCTATTAAACCGGATAATAGCCCCCAACGAAACTCTATTGGTGATTGAATCCAGTATCCTGGTAAATGCTTCCCCTGCGCCATGTATCCTATTGTATCTTTAAGATATTTTGACCACCCCTTACTACCAAAAACATACTTCTCTGAATAGCAATCATATCCTTTGTATTCGTGCCGCGATTTACTAACCCACAATTTAACACGCTTATCAAAACGATAAGAACTCCATATTTCAGTAATTTTTTTAATTATATCTTGATCAGTGTTTGCAATATTAATCTTATCAAAGGAATCGATCCAACCATCTCCAATATAACAGCCTAATAAATAACCAAATTCTTTATTAATCTCTATTCGCTTTTTCCATTTTACATTAGAATAACAAAAATGATCGATCTTTTGATACTTTATAGGTTCATATTCATCATTATTTATCGGCTCTCGTAATCTTGGAACGCACAGACCTATTTCTGGTACAACCCTAACATAATTCAAATGCTCATCAAGCGCTACCATTGAAACATCCTTGGATACTTGGATGCTCCTAGAGTTATGCATCCTAACATCTACCAACTCCAGATTACGGTGAACAGAGAACTCTTTTACCGGCAACCATTTTTTTATACCCTGATCGACAACAAGTGCCTCAATATTCTTTGGCACATCATAGCAACTAACACTTCCTCTTATTTTTTCAGAAGATTCTACCCTTGGAAAGTCTTTAAGGTTTACTAAACCATAAGTATAACGTATTTTTTCTGTGCTTGGCATATTCTTTCCTCTTTTTAGTGAATTATACCAAGTATATATTTTGGCGGCAAGTTTATTCTTGACTTCTTTATTTTGTTTTTCTATTCTTATTATTATTGAATTGATGGCGCAATCTCCATCAAAATCACCCCCGAAGTATGTGTTTATTGGTAAGTTGGGAACTTTTAAGTTATTGCCGGAATGTATCTTTGGCCAAGCCGCCATAATATTAAACTTATGCCATGACGGAGCCCTGTTAATCAAAATTGGCCTATGTTTCATCTCCTTTTCAAGAAATTCGTGCGCAATATTCGTACGTTGTTCATAACTCTTGGTCGCATCAGAATGCGACATACCGGTTTGTTTGATCATTTTACGAATAACCATGGGCTTATACATATCCCAAGCAGCCTGCTCTGGCATCATGACTTCATCAACATTTAGTGATGGCTCAACAGATATAACTGCGCCAGAAGATAATTCCTGCTGTTTACGCATAACCTTTTTATGAAAAAATCCATCCTTTGCCTGCCGGCTTATACCACGCCTCTCTTGAGATTCCGTTGGTTTACCAGTAATCTGTTTCATTAAACCTGGTGCATCTGCATTACTAACTGGCTCACCTATCCCAACCAGAGCAGCAATTGAATCGAATAAATCTTTTCTTACTTCATTGCGAGTATTTTCAGTAACAATATCACCCCAAGTCTTTTTGGCAATCAGAGCAACGTCCTTATATAAATAATTAACTGCAGGATAATGTGTTTTTCCATCTGGCAACACTATTGGATGCCTGAATACCGGGGGCATGACGGGCACATTATTTAATATGTATACCTCTGATGGTTTCAAATCATATTTATTAAGGGCTTTTAAAAAACGTAGCTTTTTATGCATAGTATTGATCTTACCAGCCGAAAGATCACCCTTATTTATCATTTCTTCTAATTGTACCTTGGTATCATTGAGATCCTTCTCTACATCGATGGAATCAAGCATTTCCCTAATCGCTTCACCACCGGTTTTTCCGTTAATCTTTTCCTGGCCGCGACTAATCCTTTCAAGTTTAGAAATTGGCATATTAGTCAATGCTGATACAGCCTTGCTAAATATCGGATTCATTACCGGCTCTGGCAGTTTGATGTGCGTCCATTGCTTTGCATCTGTACCGCGACCACCCGTCAATGTTGGGTCAAATATTCCACCTGGTAACGGTTTAAAGTCACGCTTACGAACCATATCGACATTTGTTATTTCGCCTGCAGATAGATCCATAATCTCTTTATCCGTTAACGGCGAAAGAACCATCTTATCGCCTTCACGCTTTATATTTATTCCCATGCCCTTTAACATTGAATCAAATTTCTGCCACGCATAGGTTGGTTCAGATGGTAACACGGTAGGCACCCCGTTTTCATACTGCGCCCACCAGTCATCATTAGACTCAGCTTTAAGCTGACCCATTTCAGCTAAATTATTTTTGGCTCCATGCCCTATCATTGCAAAAAATGTCAATTTATCTAATGCACGTCCCTTGATAGGCTGTTTATCCATATCATATCCGCCGCCAATACTGCGAGTATGTAATTTATGTTCCACCTGATGCTGTAATTTCATGGTATACTTATCAGCAACATTGATATTTGGTATCTCAAGACCTGTCATCGGATCAACAACTGTCGTTTTATCTTTTATTCCAGATTCTTCAAGTTCTTTTTTTATACGCTTAGCATGATTGCTCGTGGAATGAATTGGGGCAATATACGGCTCCCCCCTTTTTCTGGCTATCTTAGACGCACTCATTTCAAGCACTTGTCCAATATTAACCCTTGACGGTATAGACGCTGGATCGATTATAACATCTATTTTCTCGCCCGTCTCCTTATTGTACGGCATCTCGTTATCCGGAACAATGGATGTAATAACTCCTTTATGTCCCGCACGATCTGCTAATTTATCTCCAGTCTGCGCCGGCTCAACAGATTTAACAAAAATATTCACATTTTTACCATTAACATTCGCTTCGGCAACTATTCCAGGATTTTCATTTTCCCACACAATCGGCGTAGCACGATACGGCTTAACAAGGCTTTTCTTTATCATCATCAGCACATTGTCTTCTGGATCCGGCGCACTCCTTGTCACTATTCTTGCCAGTACATCACCCTTTCTTATCACCGACCCAGGCTTAATTAAACCAGTAATGATGTCCGTGTTTCTTTCGTTTTCTTCGGTAATCCGGTATTTATTTCCATATGTTGCAAATCTACCGGACGATACCTCACTTTTTGGCGACAACTCTGTTGATAAATCATACATATGAATAGATGATAACTTCTTTGCCGCAGACTCAGATATTACCTGCCCATCTTCATAATTATAACCTTTGTATGGCATTATCGCTGTTTTTAAATTTTTGCCAATAGCAAGCACACCACCTTTAGTGAAATTATTGTCTGCTAAGACTTGTCCAGATTTTACGTGATCTCCACTTTTGACCAATGGTTTAGAATCCAGAAATGATTCACGATTTAATGGCAAATTATTATACAGATAGATTGTATGAACCCTGCCACTTTTTCCAATAAGTTTAATATAATCCTCAGTTATACGCGATATGGTACCATCTTCTGGTGCGGTAGAGTTTAAAGCAAATGATGATATGCTTTCAAAATTCTGCGCTCTTACAAGCGGCGGCTCGGGATCTTCTAGTGGAACCGCCTGGGTTAACTGGCCAGTTGCTAATATCGCCCTTCCACCCGAATTCGAACTCAAAAATGGAATAAGATTTGTTGTCTCTGAATACATTTCCATTGGCGATGGAACAATATAATCTGCATCTTCCGGTCTGATAGATACTAATTTTCCACCTCGCACGGCCTTAACCCTACTATTCTCTTTATCGCCTATGACATACTTGCCACCAATAAAACTCATCTCATCTGGAAATACAATATTTTTATCATATACTTCGTCGGAGGAGATTTTTACTCGTTTGTTTGTTCTTGCATTTATTAATTCAGTAAATAATTTTCCATCCTTGATTTCAGTGCCTATAGCCAGATGCTCACCTAACCCAGCACTCCCCTGCGGAGTCATAACCGGATCAATAAATCCTACGGCGGACATGTGAGCATCCCGCGCCTCATTATTTACTCTATGTTCTGAACCAACACCATGCTCACCCATGATTGTAACTTTTGAATCTGAAGACAGTATATCAAGCAGATTGGTTGTATCTCCGGCGCCCCGCAACTTAGCTTGAGTAAATAAAGATTTTATAACTGGATTTACAATGTCCATTTTTATGGCATTATTTATTTTTTCATCAGGCACAATACGTTCTATCCGCCTTCTGATTTTATTCTGAATCGCACCACTTCGTTCTTTTATCCATTCATAGCCGGTATCGTTTAATCCACGAAACCTCTTAAAATATATCTCATCGCGTGAATCTGGCTCGGACTTACTACTATATACATCAATAATACGCTTAGTAGACGCCAGCAATGCATTCTCATCAACATTTTTATATGGCGCGCCAAGAGTTATTACACTTGCCTCTGGATTTAATCTTGACTCTTTTAGAAAATGATTTCTAATCATATCATCAATTTCATCTTTGGTCCTACCCTGTATCCGCTTTTTACCAAGTATCTTTAATGCAAAATTGCTAAGCGTCTTATTGCTTTCCTTTTCATCCACCTGATTATTTCTCAGTAGTTGCTCACCCCATGTTTCCTTAATTTTATCATCAGAAACGCCCAGCGTTTTCAATATTGGGAATAAAGGATATTTACCACCACCAATATTGAGTGTAAATTTCTCAGTTTCAGGATTGAGATTGATATCAAAATTCCAGCCACGCTCCAACATAAACTCTGACGCTACTTCTCCGCTACTTTTTTTACGAGTATAAGCCGTACCTTTTAATTGCGCCTGATTTGTATTTTGATAAAATGCACCGTCAATTAAATATGACTTAAATGGCGTCTTAATAGGAATATCAGCCACATGTACTCTACCGTGACTAATAGTTTTATTTGTTTTTTTGTCTACTATCTTTAAGTCAGCATAGACTTTATCAGCAAAAGTACCATGCTCAATACGAAGATCTTTAATCTGCTTAATGTCATCTGGCCGCTTCCGCTTTGGCACAGAAATATTTACAACTTCCAATCTGCGATTTGCTGATTCTGTCTCTAGAGACTCTTTTACCCCCCTTAGCATCGCATCCCGGAATTGCTGGTCGTCGGAATCCATTTTACCTCTTTTTCCGTCGTATCCCACTGAGATGGGGAATCGTTATTTTCTCATTATGGGATAACTATTAATTTCAATAAGCACCGAATAAATATAAACGCAATAGTAGATAATAGCAAATATTTTTAGAATAGCTAAAAAAAGAGAGTAAAGAAATATCTCAACTCTCTCTATTATCCTTAAGTTGTCCTTAAGAATTTTTTCCTATTTCCGATCCTTTTCAACTATTTCACCACCGTCGTCATTTAGATTTTCAAGCATCCTCATACACATTGCAGCTGTATGGATTAATTCTTTACGAATATCACCAAGCGTTCCGCCTTCGTCTTTATAATGCAGAACCGCCTTAGCTATTTCTCCGGCTTCTTCGACGATTACCACAGATTGCCAACACATACCCTTTTTCCATTTGGGATGAATTTGTTTTACACGAATTAGTTCGGCATCAATTACGCCATACTTTTCTAATTCTTTAGGTATTGTAATATTATTCATAAGTTCTTTTTTAATGCGTCCCTGTATCCATTCATTGCCAGCGCCGCATCGTAAACATTTCGCCATAGGTATCTCCTAAATTTAACGCACCGTTAAACCACTTATGTTTTCCTTTCAGTTAAGCCCCGCCAAAAATCCGCTCATGCCGGGCGTTATTTGGATTTTTTGGCTATCTCTTCCCAAATGTCAACAAAGTCGGCTTTTACAATTCCCACGATTGATGCAATCCATATTACAACAATTAATGTCCCCAATACTCCCCAAATCCATCCAGCAGCATCGAACTTATCAAGCAATAAATAAGTGACCGCCGTAAAAGTTAATGGTAATCTTGGTGCTAAGTTTGCTTGTTTGATTACTTTCACATTTTTCATTTTTAACTCCTTCCGCCAAAAAACCAAATAACCAGCAAATCAATTTGACCGCAGTTACACTTCGGTTTTGGCTTATTTTTATTGGTTAATATGTTGTTTAAGTTTTTCATAAAATTCTGGGCGGCAAATTATTTGCCACACCGTTCTCCGCTCGCGAAGCGCGACCGGAGAATGCCCGCGATGAGACATTTGCTCGGTTTCCGCCGCTTCGCGCCGTAGAACCAGCGCAATGGATATGACAACTTCGTTGCATCTCATCGCGGGCAT